GCCAATGGTTTGTTTTCCCGAAGAACCGCCTACTGGGGCATGGCTAGAAAAAATGGCAAATCGGCTTTGATAACAGGCCTTGGCCTTTGGTTTTTGATAAACGGGGATGAAGGCGGTGAAGTCTATTCTTGTGCAGCTGAAAAGGAACAGGCCAGAATCACTTTTGGGGATGCCCGCAAAATTATTGAACGCGAACCTGAACTTGCTTCTATGTGCAACATTTACAGGGATGTTATTGAAGTGCCTTCAACTGGATCTGTTTGGCGTGTTCTTTCCGCTGAAGCTTATTCTAAGGAAGGTCTAAACGCTTCCGCTGTTATCTTTGATGAAGTTCACGCTTTGCAGGATAGGGCTATGTGGGATGTTATGCAGTTGTCTATGGCTTCGCGTAGGCAACCTATCATGCTTGCTACAACTACTTGCGGGGTCAAATCAGATTCAACAGGTCAAGATTCAACCGCTTACAGCCTTTACGAATATGGCAAGAAAGTTGCCCGCGGGGAAATAGAAGATTCAAGTTTTTATATGGCATGGTGGGAAGCGCCCCTTGATGCAGATCATAGGAAAGAATCAACTTGGATTGCAGCCAATCCAGGTTACGGGGATTTGAATTCTGCGGATGATTTTGAATCTATGGTTAAAAGAACACCTGAAGCTGAATTTAGAACTAAGCGTTGTAATCAATGGGTTAGTTCACAAACAGCATGGTTGCCTGCAGGTTCTTGGTCAGGGTTGCGTGACCCTAAAGAAATTGATTTAGATGCGGAAATTATGTTAGGTGTGGATGGTTCATTTTCTGGCGATACAACCGCAATAGTTGGTGTGACTGTTCCTAAATCTAAAGAAGAAAAGCCTTATGTTTTTTTGGTGAAGGCATGGGAAAAGCAACCTAGTGATTCTGCGGATTGGCGTGTAGATACTTTGCAGGTTGAACAAACCATTATTGATTTTTGCCAAAAGTATAGGCGGGTTCAGGAAGTTGCGTTTGACCCTTTCCGCTGGCAAAGGTCTATGGCGGTGCTTCAAGATTTAGGTTTGCCAATTTCAGAATATAACTCAACTTCACCCCGCAGAATGATTCCTGCCTGTCAAAAGGTTTTTGATTCGGTTACTGAAGCTACGCTTACGCATGATGGCAATCCGTTGCTGGCTAGACATCTTGATAATTGCGTTTTGAAGATTGATAGCATGGGGGCAAGAATTGTGAAGGAATCCCGTCATAGTAAACGCAAGATAGATGCTGCAGTTGCGTTTGTTATCGCGTATGACCGCGCAACCGCTAAAATGGAACAGGAAGTAATTCCTGAATTTTTCTCTTTCTAAGGATTGATTTGCTACCTACGATTTTGCAAGCATTAGGCATAGTTACCCTTGCTGTTGGTGTTGGATTGATTTATTTTCCTGCAGGTCTAATTGTGATTGGGGCGGGAATTCTTTTGTTTGGTTTGGCTTTAGATAAAGGCGATAAATAATGTTGCGTAACCTGTTAGGTGAAAACCGCGCTATCTCATTTCAAACTATTTGGGGTGCAGGTGATCTAACTAGCTTTGAAACTCAATCTGCCGCTTATGTTGATTTCACTACCGCTTTACAAATCAATTCTGTTTGGGCTTGCGTTTCTCTAATTTCTGATGCTATTTCTACTTTGCCTGTAGATACTTACATACGCAGGGATGGTATTGCTTACCCTTACCGCCCTAGACCTGCATGGGTTATCAAACCTGATGCCATGATTCCTTCAACCAGTTTCTGGCAACAAACAATGATTTCTTTGCTTTTAGATGGCAATGTTTTTATCCGTATTTTCCGCGATCCAGTTACAGGTGCAATCCTTAGCATGATGACCCTAAACCCTATGCAGGTTACTGTAACTAGAACCGCTAATGGGCAGAAGCGTTTCACTTATCAGGGTGAAGAAGGTAAAACACTTTCAACTGATGATGTTTTGCACATTACTGGTTCTATCTTGATGCCTGGGGAAATTCGCGGTAAATCAACTATTGATTCACTAAAAGAAAATCTAGGTTTATCAATGTCCCTTGAAGGTTTTGCAGCTAGATTCTTTGGGCAAGGCACTCTTACGCAGGGCGTAATTGAATTTCCTGGAATGTTAAATGCGGAACAGGCACAAGCTTTAGCGCAATCTTTTGATAGACAACATAAGGGTTACCGCAAGGCGCATAGAACAGGAATCCTTTCTGGCGGTGCAACTTTCAAACCAACGCAGATTGCCAATGATCAGGCGCAAATGTTAGATTCTCGCAGGATGGCGGTTGAAGATGTTGCCCGTATTTTCCGCGTTAGCCCAGACATGATTGGCCTAAACAATGGTGGTCAAAGTCATAACAGCGTTGAACAGAAACAGATTGCTTTTGTTTCTCACACCCTTAGACCTTGGATTACAAAACTTGAAGATGCATTTAGTAATCTGCTACCTGATTATGCGTTTCTAAAGTTCAATACTGATAACTTGCTACGCGGTGACTATGCTACCCGCATTGAAGGCTATGTGAAGATGCTTCAAAATGGTGTTATGTCCGCTAATGAAGTTCGCGCTAAAGAAGATATGCGCCCAATTGAAGGTGGGGACATTGTTCGCGTGCCTTTGGCGAATGTCAATATCAATGCTGCAAGTTTGGTTGAAGAAGAAACTAAGGTTGCCATGGCGCAGAAGCTCATTGGTTTAGGTTTTGTTCCTGAAGATGTTCTAAGTGTTCTAGCCCTTCCGCCTATTGCCCATACTGGTTTGCCTTCAGTTCAGTTGCAGAATCCTACAACTGTTCCTGCGGGTAGTTATGAAACGGGTCAATAATGCCGATTAGTCAAACTTCTTATTCCATTGGAACAGCTGTTACGCAGATTGTTGCCCCAGATATTCAACCTGTTAGGGCTACTATTCATAATCTTGAAGATGTTACGGGTAGGAAGATTTGGATTGGTGGGGCGAACTTGGTTCAGGGTCAATCCGTTGAAATCAATAGTGCGGTTTTTCTGCAGATTACTTTAGATCCTGGGGATGCTTTATATGCTTGCACTACTTCAGGCACTTATAGCCTTGGCGTTATGATTCAGAAACAGGATTAGTAGATGCCTTATTTTATTGAACAAACCGCTAAGGGTTGGAATACAGTCAAGGATGATGGAACTGTTTTAGGTTCACATCCTGATAAGGCTTCAGCAATCAAACAAATGGTTGCGATTAGTTTGACTGAAAAGATTGCACCTGGGGGCGAATTGAAACGCGCTGTTTCTGATGGAACTTATACCCCGCCTAAAGATGTTCAAGATACTGCGAAGCGTGCCTTGAAGTGGATTGCGGATGGTTTGGCAGGTTCAGGGTTTACTGCGGTTGGTAGATCTAGGGCGGAACAGTTAGCTGCAGGTAAATCTATTTCAGCTTCAACCGTAAACCGAATGTTAAGTTATTTTGCCCGTCATTCCGTAGATTCTAAAGCTACTGGTTTCAATGAAGGGGAAGATGGTTTTCCTTCTGCGGGGCGTGTAGCGTGGGATGCGTGGGGCGGGACATCTGGCCAAAGATGGGTTACAAGTTTAGACAAGAAAGAACAGGCAATGAATAAACGGGATGCGGGAACTTCTATCGGTATTACTGATATGGATGATACCTTGGTGGTGAATGGTGAACTACATCAGGATTACTATGCATGGTTAGATCACCAAGCTTGTAATTTGTATGTGGTTACAGGCAGGCTTGAAGCCGATAGGGAATCTACTATGGCGGAACTTGACCGCCTTGGTGTTGAATATCAGGAACTGATTATGAAGCCTGATGCCGAAACTGATTCCAACACTTGGAAGGGCGAAACCGCTGCAAACCTTTTGGCGGATGGCTATAACATTTTGTTTGCTGTAGATAATAACTCTGAAGCGCGTGCCGCTTATGAACACGCAGGTATAGATCAGGTTTATGACCCTAAGAATATGCCTGGGTCAGCTGCAACTGCTACGCGTGATGCCATGGAAGATGTTCCTGAAACACCTGCGGAAGAAGCCGCTGAACCAACTAAAGAATACTTGGCTAGTGAACTAACGGAACTTTTGGGAAACATTGTTTCAGCTAAGTTTTTGGCGCATGGTGCGCATTGGAACATCAAGGGCATAAATTTCTTTCAGTTCCATAAGTTCTTCCAGAAAATTTATGAAGATTATGATTCTGCTATTGACCCGCTTGCAGAAAACATTAGAAAACTTGATGTTGATGCCCCGTTTACTTTGCCCCAGTTTGTTGCAGATACAGAAATTGATGCAACCTTTATTGGCGGTGACCCTGTTCAACTATCTTTAGCAATCTATAAAGCCAATGAAATTTTGTTAGGCGATATTGTTGAAATTCAAGATTGTGCAGATGATCTAAATCAACAGGGCATTTACAACTTCTTGGCAGATTTGCAGGATAGATTCTCTCTATGGCACTGGCAACTAGGTGCGGTTATTGGGGATGATTTGCGTAACGCCTATGCGGTAGATGTTGAAGAAGTAGATGAACCTACAGCAACAGGCGCACCTGTCCCTAATATGCCTGCTAAGGATATTGCTGAAGTAGATGTTCAGATGGATTCAATCCGTTTCATTGACCCTATGCAGGTTGCTGAATTGGCGAAGCGTGGCAAGCGTGCAGATAAGGGTATTGAACGCAGGCAGATTATCCGCGATTTAGAGATTCGCGCTGAAGGTGATGGCATGACTTTACGCGGTTATGCAGCTGTATTCAATTCACCTTCGCAACCGCTTCCGTTTACTGAAACTATTGCACCTGGGGCTTTTAGAGATTCTCTAAAGTCTAGGAATGATGTCAAACTTTTGTGGAATCACGATACTGGAACAGTATTAGGTTCAACTAGGGCAGGCACTCTAAAGGTTTCTGAAGATGGTCATGGTTTGTTGATTGAAGCGCAACTTCCTGATACGCAGGCGGGGCGTGATGCTGCAACCCTAATCAAGCGTGGGGATGTGAACGCCTTCAGTTTTGGCTTTCGTGTTCCTGCTAATGGTGATGAATGGCCTTCAGCGGATCAGCGTATTTTGAAGCGTGTAAATGTCCATGAAGTTTCAGTTGTGAGCTGGCCTGCCTATGAATCTACGATTGGAACTGCTAGCGTTAGAAGCATGACTGATTTAGAAACTAAGATTCAGGCCTTGGCAGAATTGCGTGGCGTTTCTGCAGAAGAACTTACTGATGCACTTCTTGCCCTTGAATCTGGGGAAGAACTTACTGAACGCCAAGGCGAATTGCTAACCGATACTTTAGACAAGGTTCTAAAGAAGGATGATGCTGTTGCTAATCCGCAGGCCTTACTTGACCTGAAGAAGAAGCAACTAGATTTGTTGATGCAGAAGGTATAATTTTTATGCAAAGGTTTTCTTTGTTGGCCTATTGCATATAACTAAAAAAAGAACTAATTCTTTTCCCCCCAATTTGTCCTGGGGGGTTTTTCTTTGCTAAGATTTTTACGAGATTAGGACTTTCTTTTGATTGTTTTGGTTTCTGGTTAAAAACCCCCTGTTGCCAGATTTACCAAGGCAGGGGGTTTTTCTTTACTGTTATGCTTTAGGTAGAGCGCGAATCTGGCTAGTGTTCCGTATTTACTCGCGTGAGCTTGAATGTGCAATCAATTAGCCTTTTATATGCGCGTATATTTTCGCCCTATAAACTTATTTATACAGGCGCGTTTATCCCCTGATCTGATTATGTGCGTTTATCGCTGAATCAAAAAACAATTCCCCTTATGTTCTTGAAAGGAACAAACCTAATGAGTGATTTTATTGCTAAACAGGTTGATGCTAAGGCTAAGGCGTGGCACGAAGCTAAAGAACTGATTGATTCAGTTGAAGCTCGCGGTGGCGTATGGTCAGGTGAAGATGAAGCAAAATACGCTTCTCTAACCGCAGACATCAACAAAAGAAATGAACTAATTGAACTAGAACAGCGTGAAGCAAAAGTTGCAGATGCTGTTCAGGCAGCTGCAGTTAACTTCGCAGGTGCAACTTCTTCAGACAACGAAGCAGACATTCTTCGCAAGATGGCAATGGGTGAGCTTCGCGGTCACGAATTCCGTAGCATTACACCTTCTTCAACAGGTGCGCCTGTTCCAACTAGCTTCTATAACCAAGTAGTTGCTGTTGCGCGTTTGGTGAACCCGCTTATGGATTACGCAACTGTAATCAACACCGCTTCAGGTGAAAACTTGCAGATTCCTTCACAGAACGCCTTCGCAACCGCCACTATTAAATCAGCTGGTAGCGCGATTTCTGTGTCTGAAGTTGCGTTTAATTCATTTACTACACTTCAATCTTGGAAGTTCAGCGCAATTTCTCAGCTTGCACGCGAAC